CAGAGGTGAGTTCAGGTTGAGTCATGGGCATGTCAAACACATACACGTGATAGTAGTTGATGACGTCGACGCCATCTTCAATGTCACGCGGTTCAGGTGTGTCTGTGGAAAATTTAAAATAAGCATAGGCGCCTTTTTTTAAATTTATGAGCCCACGGGTCTCTTCTTCGAGTTCGCGAAGAGCACAACGCAATGGATTGAAAATCTCACGTCGGCGGCATCCACCGGTGACGAATGTCCATTCCTTGTACCTCCTGTCGTGAACAATCAGGAAATGTGGAATTCCATCAACTTGACTCATCGGTATCGCCACTGCTTTGTGTCTTTCTCTCAGGTTGCCCATTTCGAGGGTCTTCTACTATGTCCGGACCAAAAAATTCTTGTAGTTTCCCGCTACGCTTATCATATGAAACCAAAAACACGAGACAAATGATAATCACCCAAATCCAGAATGGCATCCTACAAAAGAGCTACTAATTTTAGTTGGCGTACAAGACGCTTCCGAGTCCATTCATGATGCGGAGCACGTTGTAGTTGACACAGTACAGGTAAGGGGAGGAGACGTTGGGATTGGTCAGAGCCAATAGACCAGTGCGTCCGGCCGAATCCACAAGGGTGGTTGGAGTCACGATACGGTACGTGTCGATGCGTGAAAAGTTGAGTGTTCCGGTGGGCTGACTCTTGGAAGTGTCCAGACAGTACGAGATGATGGCGACGTTCGCCACCTGTTGGTTGTGGTTGTAGCCGAAAGGTGTGTAGTAGTACTGGGGCTTGTCGACCCACTGTGTCAGGTGGAGGAACTCACCGACATCTGTGCCGTTAATCTGGGTCTTGATCATAAACTGAGACGCCTGGAGAGAGTTGTTTCCGTTCTGGTACACCTGAGAGTAGTTCTGACTCTGGAAGGCGATGTACTTGATGGGCTGAGCCAGTGCCAACTCAGTCACAGCCGAGTTTCCGATAGGAACACGGACCACCTGGTGAATGAGCATATCGTGTGTGCCCTCCGCGAAAAACTTGCGCTCCGCCTCATCCAGGTAGATGAAGTTCGCCCAGCAGACAAACTGGAGAGAGCTGTATGTGGTTGTACTAGTAGCTGTTCCGTTGAAGAAACTGAGCTGAGATCCAGTGACTAGGGCTGCTGTCGGCTGATTGGTCTGTGTTCCAAAGGTCACAGTGACTGTCGTAGCGTTCGATGCGCTCACGACAACAGGTCCGCTGAATGGAAGACCAGACACAAAGGAGCCAGCTTGGATACCGACTACGGAAGTTGGTGACGCGATACGATTAATTGTCAGAACGGCCGATGTCGTTGTGACTGTCGCTCCGACGACGGTTGCAGTTGTCACGGGCGCATACACATTCACAGGTGAGTTTACGGTGTACAGCAGATTGGAAGAGGCGCTGTTTGCAAAGTTGATGGAGACGTTCGAAAACAAGCTTCCGGCAGTGACGTTGGACACAGACACTACGGTAGCGCATGTGTTTGCGTCTGGGACGAGCACGTTCGACAGGAGTTGACCCGGGAACAGAGGACCGGAAGTGCTCTGGACGACCAAGTTGGCCGTGTTGGGAGATGCAGCCACTTGTGAAGTTGAAAAGACGTTGATCGAAGCCTGAGGAACAGTAGTCAGAACTGGGTTGGTGGTTGGTCCAAAGGTGACAGTCTGGGACAAGCTGGAAGACCAGGTGATGCGCAGCTCAACGTCGTGAAACTGCAGAGCCACCAGTGGAAGAGCCAGGAAGTAATCCTTGCAGAAGAAAAACTTGAGTGGGTAGAAAAAGTTCTTTTGGTTTGTTGGTCCGTTTGCATTCAAGTTCAGGTAGCGGGTCGAAAAGGTTTGCGCGCCGACGATCGGCTCGACATCTGCACTCCACTGAAAGTCCTGAGTGTCCACGACCTGTCCTCCGATCAACAGCTCAACCTTGTCAATCACCTTGGACCAGTCCACGTTTGTAACACCGGCGTTGTTGTTATCACGGACAGTGAAATACACGTAGGACAGAAGGTCTCCCTTTTTCTCAAAACGAATCATGGAAATTCCACCGGGTTGGGGAGCTCCCTGAATCACCTGACGCTCGACAGAGTGCGCATAGTGGGTGTACCGCTTGTAGTTCGATCGGAAGAATGACACCTCTGGCTTACCAGTCAGCCAAGTGTCCTGAGCTCCAGTTGCCACGAGCTGTACGATACCG